AAACGACGTCACGGTTATTGTTCAAGACGGCATCACTAAAAAAGCCGCCGTCACGGTGTTTCAAAACGGCATAGTTGGACCACAGGGCCCCGCAGGCCCACAGGGACCACAGGGCGTGGCAGGCACCCCCGGCGCACAGGGTGCACAAGGCGTACCCGGCCCCGGTGGCCCACAGGGTGCGCAGGGACCACAAGGCATACAGGGCGTACAAGGCCCCGTTGGCGCGCAGGGCAATGTTGGACCACAAGGACCCACTGGCACGGCGGCAACAGCCACAGCGGGCACCACAACAACAGGAGCCCCCGGCTCGTCTGCTTTAGTTGTTAACTCTGGTACAACGTCGGCCGCTGTTTTTGATTTTACAATTCCCCGAGGCGACACAGGCGCAACAGGGCCTGCAGGACCCGGTGTGGCCGTTGGTGGTACCGCAGGTCAGGTGTTGATCAAACAAAGTGGCGTAGACTACGCAACCGCGTGGGGCAGTGTTACCGGCGGTTTATCGTACCAAGGCTCTTGGAACGCGTCAACAAACACACCAACACTAACGTCTAGTGTTGGAACCAATGGCAACTATTACATTGTCAGTGTTGCGGGCGCAACCGCACTGAACGGTATTTCAGACTGGCTAGTTGGTGACTGGGCTATTTTTAACGGCTCTGTGTGGCAAAAGATTGACCAGACTAACACAGTAACCTCAGTTAACGGCCAAGTAGGCGCGGTCAGTCTCGCGTACGCGGACCTTGCAGGTGCGATCCCAACGTGGAACCAAAACACAACTGGCACTGCGGCTAACGTTACTGGTACGGTTGCTGTTGTAAACGGTGGCTCTGGCCAAACGTCTGCCCAAGCGGCAATGAACACTTTTGCTGGCGCGGTTACCAGCGGCTCGTACCTGCGTGGTAACGGCACAAACGTGGTAATGGCCACGATTCAAGTGGCCGACGTTCCAACACTTAACCAAAACACAACGGGCACCGCGGCAGGACTATCCACCACCCTTGCAATTGGTTCTGGTGGTACAGGGCAAACAACGGCCTCTGCGGCGTTTAATGCTTTATCACCAATTACAACAACCGGCGATTTAATTTTAGGCAACGGCACGAACAGCGCAACACGTTTAGGCATTGGTGCTAACGGCTACTTGCTAACCTCTAACGGCACAACAGCGTCGTGGCAACCGGCACCAGCCGCTGGTGTTACTTCTTTTAGCGCGGGCACAACAGGATTTACACCATCAAGCGCAACCACAGGCGCAATTACACTGGCAGGCACACTGGTTGTTGGTAATGGTGGCACTGGTGCAACAACATTGACAGGTTATGTCAAAGGCGCTGGTACAACAGCATTAACAGCGTCAGCAACAATTCCAAACACAGACATCACTGGTTTGGGAACAATGTCTACACAGGATGCAACCTCTGTTGCTATAACTGGTGGCACAATTAACGGCGCAACGATTGGCGCTACAACAGCGGCGGCAATCACAGGCACAACAATTACAGCCTCAACTAAATTTAGTGGCTCTAATTACGACGCAAGCGGTTCAGGCGGGGGGTCTTTAAGAACTTCAAGTGGTGCGGCTTGTTTGCAATGGGGTGCGGGCGGTGGTGTTAACTTGACGCTTGATGGCGCGTTTAACATGAACCCCGCCAACGCAACTATTTCTATTGCACCAACAGGCACAGGAACATTGACCGTCAACCCTGCAACAGCAGGCACGATCAACAACATGGTTATTGGTGGAACAACCGCCGCCGCAATAACGGGCACGACTATCACCGGAACAGCTTTTGTTGGCATCTCAGGGGGCACGTTCTAATGGATTCGCAAGACCTGTTCAACGCGGCGATAACGCTGTCTGGTGCCTTTGGGGGTTGGATCTTGAAAACAATCTGGGACGCCATTAAAGACCTAAAAAAAGAAGTGCGCGAGTTAAACCGCGAGGTCAACCAAGACTTTGTGCGACGTGAAGACTTTAAAGATTCTATTGTTGAAATTAAAGAGATGTTGAACAAGATCTTTGACAAGTTGGATAACAAGGCGGACAAGTGAGATGGGTAGTTTTAGCACTAATCATTGTTTGTCTATTAGTTGGTGCTGAAGCTAAAGTTGGTTGCCACGTAAGAGAGTTTTACGGGATAGCGTACACCATACACAACCCGTCAGAACGGCATCAACAGATGTCAATGTGGCTAACAAACAATGTGAAGTTTTGCAGAAGCCAAGATTTAGTGGTTATTTGGAACAACCTGTCCGAGTGGGCGGGTGCGGCGGATTCAGCAGAACTCAGGGGTAAAGTAGTTCATGGGTACAAAGAGGCACTTGAGCGAGAGAAAAAATGATTCAGCTACACAAATGGTACCCGTTTGTGTTTCCCAAAGAGTACGACGTCAGGGCAATTGCCGCTGAAGCCCGTGCACAACGGCTGGAGTATGAGTACAAGCAGGCTCTGAAAGCCGAAAAGTTGAACGAGGCTGTTGAGGCGTATGCCCTTGAGTTGTACAACAAACGCGCACACCAAACAACTGTTGAATTAGAGATATTTTCTAACCAAAGACATTTTGACAAATACGCATGACAAAGAAACCAGTACGCAAAACCCCGATAGAGGTGAAAGACAAGCTGACTCTGTGGGTCACGCTCATGGTAAGCACGACCCTGTGCATTTCGGTATTGGCCATGGTAATGAGCTTTATGCTCGGTCTGTGGGCCAAGGAAGTGGACAACGCAGAAATTTTCAAAATGATTTCACCCGCGTTTTCTACTCTCATCGGCGGCATGATTGGGTTCCTGAGTGGTATCAAGTTGATGCAGAACGAAGACAAAAAACCGAGTTGTAAGGAGTAATTATGTTAGATATTTTAAGCGGCGGCCTATTAGGCTCCATCTTCGGCGGTATCTTCCGCATGGCACCCGAGGTGCTCAAGTTCTTTGACAAGAAGAACGAGCGCCAGCATGAACTTTTAATGTTCTCCCGACAGTGCGATTTAGAGCAACTAAGAGGCGCACAGAAACTCGCAGAAATTGGCGCAGTCAGAGAGGCCGCGGTGGACGTGGGTGTCATGGACGCCTTTAACAGCGCCATTCAACAGCAGGCGGACATGGTCAAAGCCGCAGGTGGGTGGGCCGCATCTTTATCCGCATCTGTACGCCCTGTAGTCACGTACTGGGTCCTGTTTATCTGGTCGTTTATCCACGTCTGGTTTGCGTGGAACGCGTGGCTTGCTGGCGCCCTTCCTATCGAAGTCTTTAAGACAATGATGACACCAGACTTCTCAGCCTTGCTGGCCGGAACCATTAACTTTTGGTTCCTCGACCGTACACTGGCCAAGCGTGGATTATGAACCTAGACCTTGCGGCGGCATTCTGCCGTCAGTTTGAGGGCTACAGGGCCAAGCCTTACCTGTGCCCTGCCAACGTGGCCACCATAGGGTACGGGTCCACCTACTACGCAGACGGGCGCAAGGTGACGCTAGAAGACGCCCCAATGGACGAGCCGACGGCTAGGGCGCTTTTGATGACAGAGTTGCACCACAACTACCTGCCCGGGGTATTGCGTAACTGCCCGATACTAGCGGCAGACGAGCGCAGATGTAACGCCATCGTGGACTTCTGCTACAACCTCGGTATTGGCAGACTCCAGACCTCCACACTCAAGCGCAAGATCAACGCGCAGGACTGGGAGGGTGCCAAGGAGCAGTTAATGCTTTGGACCAAGGGTGGCGGTAAGGTTTTGCCCGGTTTGGTTAAAAGACGAGTGGCCGAATGCGCTTTACTTTAAGGGCATAACGGCCCTTTTTTATGGGTAATTATCTATAGGAGCGCAAGACTATGGCACGAGAACACGACAAACCTATTCCCCGTAAAACCACCGGAAAAGACAAGACGTACAACCCCACCGATAAAGGTGCGGGCATGACGGCTAAAGGCCGTGCTGAGTACAACGCTAAGAACAACTCGAATTTAAAACCACCCGCGCCAAACCCTAAGACTAAGGCAGACGCGGGTCGTAAAGCAAGTTTTTGTGCAAGGATGGAGGGCGTGGTAGCAAAATCTAAAGGCCCTGCGGAAAGAGCTAAAGCTTCTTTGAAAAGTTGGAATTGCTAATATGAAACCCGGACTATACGCAAATATTCACCTAAAAAGAGAACGTATCGAAAAGCAAAAAGCCGAAGGGCGCCCTGCTGAAAAGATGAGAAAACCCGGCACCAAGGGTGCACCAACCGCGCAGGCTTTCAAAGATTCTGCTAAAACAAAAAGGAAATAAAATGGCTTACAAACCCCGCATCGACCACTCTAAAAAGAACTACGAGTCTGAAGGCGCAGACATGGCGCAAGACAAGAAGGTCGTCAAAAAAGCTTTCAAGATGCACGACGAGCAAGCCCACGGTGGTGAGAAGACAGACATGTCCAAGCTCAAAAAAGGCGGCCGCGCTAAAATGAAGGGCACTGTGCGTACGTACAAGGCCGGCGGTATGACTTGCACAACCAGCGACGACAAACAACCTAAGGCAAAAAGCCCCAAAAAGACCGTTGAAAAGTACAACATGGGCGGCGCTTGCTAAATGCCCATCAAGTCTAAGTCTCAAGAACGCTTGATGCAGGGGGTGGCTCACTCCCCCGAGTTTGCCAAAAAGGTAGGCATCAAGCAGTCTGTGGGAAAAGAGTTTGTGAAAGCAGGCCCCGCTCAAAAAAAACTTCCAGAGCGCATTAAGAAAAAATAATGGCTAGTAACTACAACAACACCTCGAACACAACTGCGCAGACCGTTATCACGGTCGACCAGTTGATTTCGTTTGCCTACAGCGAAGCGGGCAAGCTGGCCGAGGAGTTGACGCCAGAATATGTAAACAGGGCCCGTCAGGCCCTTTGGTACATTCTGATTAACCTGTCTAACCGCGGTGTTAACCTGTGGTTGTTAGAGTATATTGTGATGGGTAGTTCTGCCCAGACGCGCCAGTACGAGATGCCGCGTGGCACCGTGGACGTGCGCGAAGCCAACTACCGACAGATGACGCGACCAAGCACCGTGTCAGACAGCACTGGTGGCGCGTTCAACACAAACAACATTGACCTTGAGTACACGATTGCCGCGGGTGGTTCAGCAACGGCCACATACAACGCAACACGCTTTTTAAGCGCGGGTTTTTATTCTGACACACGCAACGTCACACTAAGCGTTGAATACAGCTACGACGGCATTACGTGGGTTGCTCTTACAACAGTAACAAACAGCGCCGCCAACCCTTGGGGCTACACGCAGATTGACGGATCCCCACAGGCAATTTATTGGCGCCTGCGTAACACTTCTGCGGTGTCTGTGAAGGTGCGTGCTATATCGTTGGCCTCGGTGCAACAAGACATACCCATGGCGCGCTTAAACCGCAACGACTACTACAGCCTGCCAAACAAAGACTTCTTGGGCGTACGCGCCCTACAGTACTGGTTTGATCGTCAGGTAACCCCAATTATTAACTTGTGGCCTGTGCCACAAAATGCTTTTCAGACGTTTCAGTTTATTATTGAAATGCAACCACAGGACGTGGGTAAACTCACAAACGAGATTGCTATTCCAGACCGTTGGGTGCCTGCCATTCAGGCTCAGTTGTCACACAGGCTGGCCAAGCTGTTACCGGGCATTGACCCCGCGCGAATTCAAATGCTGAAACAAGATGCCGCAGAGGCTACGCTGTCCGCTGAAGAAGAAGACCGCGATAAGTCCCCGATTTATTTCCGCCCCAACATCAGCTACTACACCCGATAAGGAACCATTCAAATGGCTCAAGCAGGTTACACACCAATACAACTTTATTACAGCACCACTGCGGCGGCTGTGCCTACTAACACCAACCTTGCTTCAGGCGAGTTGGCCATTAACGTTGCTGACGGCAAACTGTACTATAAGAACACGTCTAACGTTGTAACCTTGTTGGCTGACACAGCCAACTCAGGCACAATCGCAATTAGCAAGGGTGGCACAGGACAAACAACAGCCTCTGCGGCGTTCAACGCGTTGTCCCCAATTACCACAACCGGCGACCTGATTGTTGGTAACGGCACAAACAGCGCAACACGTTTAGGCATTGGCTCAACAGGCCAAGTGCTGACTGTCTCTGGCGGCACGGCGGCGTGGACTACGTCTTCTGGCGTAACAACAGGTAAATCCATCGCAATGGCGATGATCTTTGGCTTTTAAGGAACTGAAATGGCAAACCCAAATATCGTAGCCGTAACGAAAATTTATGGCACAACTACATACACAACACCAGCTAACACCACAGCCAATGTGTTGTTGTCAAACCCTGCCTCTAGTGGCAAGGTGTTTAAGATCAACCAAATTGTTGCGGCTAACGTAAACGGCTCAAGCGCGGTTAACACAACCGTTTCAATTGATAACGCCGCCGCTGGTGCTGGTACGGATTTTCCTATTGTGTCTACTGTGTCTGTGCCGGCAAGTGCTTCTTTGATTGTTGTTGATAAATCAACAGCAATTTATTTGATGGAAAATTCATCAATTGTTGTTACTTCAGGAACAGCAAGTGGCATTACTTACAGCATCAGCTACGAAGACATTACTGACCAACCATAAGGAATAGCGTCATGTCCAGTCGCTACCAAGCTGGTTTTATTACCGCTTCCTACAATGGGTTGAAAGTACCTGACGCGCCTACTATTGGTACGGCCACGGGGGGAAACGCTTCTGCGTCTGTAACATTTACAGCGCCTTCAAATATTGGTGGTGGTGCAATCACAGGGTATACGGTTATTTCATCACCCGGTAGCATTACTGGCACAGGCACATCTTCTCCAATCACAGTTAGTGGCCTTACAAATGGCACGGCGTACACATTCACAGTAGTGGCAACAAATGCTTTTGGTAGTGGTCCTGCAAGCGCGGCAAGTGGTTCAGTAACTCCATTGGCTCCAGTTGCCCCTTCAACTGTCGAGTATCTTGTAGTTGCTGGTGGTGGCGGTGGTGGTGATAACGACTCAGGTGGTGGTGGCGCAGGTGGTTATAGAACAGCATCAGGGTTTGCTGTTTCTACTGGTTCTCCAATTACCGTCACAGTTGGCGGTGGCGGCGCTTATGATGGATACAGAGGCGCTAATTCTGTATTTGGTTCAATTACGTCAACTGCTGGTGGCGGTGGCGGGGGATCATCAAATGCAGTAACGCAGGTTGATGGTGGCTCTGGAGGCGGTCGTGGTGGTCTTGGAAATACACCCTCAACTTCACCAAGCCAAGGCAATAACGGTGGCGGCGGTCGTATGTCAGGCGGTGGCGGCGCAAGTCAAGTTGGTTTTGAAGAAGGTTACCCAACAGGTGGAAGCTATGTCGGTTCTGATCGCGGCGGAAAAGGCGGTAACGGCACAGCGTCTTCTATTTCAGGTTCATCGGTAACTTATGCTGGTGGCGGTGGTGGATATGGAGATATTCAGGGCGGAAACCCCGGCACTGGCGGCGGCGGCTTTGGTACATCATTAACCAACACTCCTCCTTCTACAGCAGGAACAGCCAACACTGGTGGTGGTGGGGGCGCTGGTCGTACTGGATATTATGTTGGTCAAGCAGGCGGTTCTGGTATTGTCATTGTTCGCTACGCCGATACATTTGCGGCGGCAGTATCCACTACAGGTTCCCCAACAGTCACGGTTGCTGGTGGTTATCGCGTTTACCAATGGACTGGCAACGGTTCAATTACATTCTGAGAGTAAGCAATGCCTAATTATTCAGGATCATGGACACGCACACAGCAGATGCAAGCTGTTGCGGCGGGCACTTGGACTTTTGCTCCCGTTTTGGTTGACTACCTTGTGGTTGCTGGTGGCGGTGGCGGTGGTTCTACTGGCGCAGGTGATAGGGGCGGGGTTGGTGCAGGCGGAGCTGGTGGATTTAGAACAGCTACAAGTTTTTCTGTAAGTAAGGGTTCTGCTATTACAGTAACTGTAGGTGCTGGCGGTGCTGGTGCGGCTGTTATTGGTGATGGTGCAAGTGGTTCGTCAGGGGTAGATTCGGTTTTTGGTTCTATTACTTCTACAGGCGGTGGTTTGGGCGCAA